GTTGGTGGTGCGCATGCTGATGATGTTGCAAACATATCACGTAGAATTGGACACACAAATGAAAGATCACAGCGACAACGTGATTGATCCAATGCCGTTCATTTCTATACTTAGGTAAATATTGCACTATGGCCCAAGAAAATTCAATCTCTCAAGAACTGGCGGACCTGCTGGTCACAAACAACTTCGATCCTGAATATCGGGACGAGGGTGGCCAAAGCAGCGGTCCTGCTGATGCTAATACTATAAGTTTTGACTATCGCAGCGCCAGCGGCAACAATTATGGATCTGCTGTGGCAGTGATAGGCGATGACAACGAGCTGATGTTGTTTTTTGGAGACAATCTTGGTCGCAGCATGCAAGACCAAGACAAAGACGAATGGTTTGCGTTTTTGAATCAAATGCGCAAGTTGGCTCAAACACACAGATACACCTTTAGTCCTCAAAATCTCAGCAGACTCAAGCACTCATTGGCTGGCCAGGCTGCTGTAAAAGAAGGCTTATTTGAAGGCTACTACGGCAGTCGCCGTGAGAGCTTTATAGGCGAGCCCACAGAGGCCAGAATACTGATCAAACACAACAAAATAATTGGCGAAGATGACAAACGCTATCGATACATTGAAAGCATTTTTATTGAAACTGCTGACGGAGAACGATTCAAACTGCAGAGCAATCGTCTCATACACGGTCGTGCCATGTTGGAACATGTACGACAAGGCGGCCGCCCTTATGACGTGCGCGGCAACCATATAAACGAAATGGTTCAAGAGCTGTCAGTGTTGTCAAGATTCAACCGTGCCAAACAACATCATGTGTATGAAGGCATCACACAAGAACTGGTAGAATCGGCTGCACATTACTATCGCAGCCTTCAAGAAAGTCTAAAACGACTGTCTTCGTCACGTGGATATCACACCTACTTTGAGTCGTGGGCACCAGATCAAATTGATCAACAAGAGAGTCTGGTTGAAGATTTAAAAAACATGTTTGTGCAACAAACATTGGACACTAGAATTGAAGCAGCATTGCCCACTCTAGCCAAGATACAACAGCAAGGAACCAAAATGAAAGAAGCCGAAATATTTGAAAATTACATGAACCGTTTGAGCGAAGGCACCTGGGCCTTGCCTGACACGCCCGAAGCTTATGAAAAACTACAACAGCTCATGACCGGCGAACTCATAGTAGGTGCTGATGCCATGAATGCCACTGAACAGTTGTATGATTTGGTAGGAGATGACGAATTGTTTGACATCCTAAACGATCTGGCTGACAATGATCCAAGAGCCAACATCTGGGACGACTCAGATGTGCAACGTAGACTGGCCGAACTGGGCGTTCAAACCCCTCAGAGCACACAGGCAGCACCTGCTGCTGTGCCGCAAGACACTGCACCTCCAGCGGTTCCTCCTGTGGCAGAAGGCTTTGGTGACAAAAATACCAGCGAATACAGAAATAATTTTATCAATTGGATTGTACTGAATCAGTTAGATTATTACGAAGATGAACTATTGGATTATTTTGATAAGTTTGTTGACGGTGGCGGATCAGAATACAAGGCTGGAGAGCAGGCTGTGAACACCTGGAAGGCAAGAATGAAGAGAGACGGTGAAAGTGTATCTAAACCGCCGATGGCAGAAGGCGAAGAAGCAGACAAACCCAAGTACAGCATGTCTAACCCAGGAAAATTTACTAATCAAGAATATAAAGATTCAATGAATCAACGTTACGGTAAACCGGATCTGGATACCTCTAGGATGAATAAATCACATCAAGATTTTTATAACAAGAACCCCAGTTTCAAACAAAGTGGCAAACAAATTGTTACACCCGGTGATGGTCGTTTGGCTTCAAAAGTTGTGCCAGCAGTGACTGATACAAAGGTAGACCGTATACCAATGAACACATTTGGTGCCAAACAAGGCAGCGATATTCCCAAGAGTATTCAAAAGGGCGGCGGCAGTGCTACCAGCAGAATGACTGGTGGCGGTGGCATGGGCGGTGGCGCGGGGTTGGGCGGTGGCGGAAAAGATCCTATGAATAGAAGTATTAATCCATTAAAGTTGGAGAACGCCGAACTGGCTCGCATGCTTGAGCATGCTGGAGTACCACTTCAAGAAGGTGTGTTGAACGATGACACAAGAAACACCTGGGACCATTTGTTGGATCGTTTCCGACACGAAGTTGAAAACTTCAAACAAACTGGTGATTTAGATGATGACCTGTATGATGCAGTATTTGACTATTATAACCAACACGGTGCAATGCCATACCGGGTACAAAAAGCCAAAGATGGCACTGCAAATCAATGGGTCAGTAATCGATTGGCTGACGATCTTGGCATTAAAGAAAATCTAATCAGCCCAATGATCATGCCTGTGAGCGAAGGATCATGCAACATGACCATGGAAGGTCAATACTGCCCAGAACACGGCCTGATGGAATGTGGCGGCGGCATGTACGAAGATAGCAGATCGCGAACTGTACCACCTCGTCCGAATATTCAGGATACGCCACGCACCAAAAGCGTAGCAGGCGCAGGTAGAGGTGTTGTAAATCCAGCATCAGCAAACAACATGGGTGATAGTATTCCACGTGTTGAAATCCGTGGCTTTGGTCCTGACTTTGAAGATTTACCAGCAGGAAAAAAACTAATCAATCCAATGCAGCTACGTAGACACAATGAGTTGTCTCCACTTAAATCTGGAGACAGTACTCCACTGTCAAAAGTAGCTAATGTTGATTTAACAATGGACGAAGATGGCGGTGCTGTGGGCATGCCTTACAGTATGGGCGAGGGAGTAGATGACCCAATCAACTACAATGCCGCAATGACCGGCAGCTACTACGAAGGCAAAGAAACCGATATCCAAGAAGGCGATGCACTTCTGGCAAGAATAAAATCATTGGCTTTGCTCAGATGACATAAATACACTTGACACGTAGACAAAAAGCGCATATACTACTACAGTGTTTGCGCTTTTTTGTTTGTGAGTCACAGGCAACCAAGATCTAAACATTTAGATAGGCAACATAACATAGGCAACTTACTAAGGAGAAAAACTATGGCATCATTAGCAGAAATCAGAGCAAGACTACAGGCAGCAGAGGGCAACAAAGGTGGGCAATCCACCGGTGGAGACAATTCAATTTATCCACATTGGAACATGGAAGAAGGACAAAGTACCACACTGCGATTCCTTCCCGATGCAAATACAAAAAACACATTTTTCTGGCAAGAACGAGCAATGATTCGTTTGCCTTTTGCTGGCATCAAAGGCGAAGGGGATAGCAAGCAAGTGTACGTGCAAGTACCTTGTGTGGAAATGTGGGGCGACGCCTGTCCCATCTTGGCAGAAGTACGCACCTGGTTCAAGGACAAGAGCCTTGAAGAAATGGGTCGCAAGTACTGGAAGAAACGCAGTTACATCTTTCAAGGCTTTGTGCGTGAGAACCCACTGAGCGAAGACAAGACTCCAGAAAATCCCATCCGACGTTTCATCATCGGACCACAAATCTTTGCCACCATCAAGGGTGCGCTGATGGATCCTGAACTGGAAGAAATGCCCACAGACACCCTGCGTGGCCTGGACTTCCGTGTGTCAAAGACTAGCAAGGGTGGATATGCTGACTACAGCACAAGCAAGTGGGCACGTAAGGAATCAGCATTGACTGAAGCAGAACAAGCGGCAATTGCTACACATGGCTTGTTTGACTTGAGCACATTCCTGCCCAAGAAACCCGGCGACGTGGAGTTGAAGGTGATCAAAGAGATGTTTGAGGCATCAGTGGATGGACAACCTTACGACACAGAACGTTGGAGTCAGTACTTCCGTCCTGCAGGTGTACAAGCACCAGGTGGTGCTGGAGCCGCACATGCGGATGAGGACACTCCTGCACCAGCAGCCAAGCCTGCACTCAAAGTGGCAGCACCTGCACCCGCAAGTGACTTTGACGAAGACGACACACCTGTAGCAGTGACACCAGTGGCCAAGCCTGCAGCCAGTGGACAAAACGCCCAGGACATCCTGGCCATGATCCGTAGCCGTCAAGCCAAGTAATTGACAGCAATCACACAGAGGGGGCCCCCTCTGTGTTCTTTAAAAATAATAGGTGATTCATGGGTAAACCCTTTGACGTTTCAAAATTCCGTAAAGAAATTACAAAATCAATCGATGGACTAAGCATCGGTTTTAACGATCCTACAGACTGGATTTCAACAGGCAATTATGCACTAAACTATTTGATCTCAGGCGATTTCAATCGCGGTATTCCTCTGGGCAAGGTCACAGTGTTTGCTGGTGACTCGGGCGCAGGTAAATCGTACATCTGTTCAGGCAACATTGTGAAGAACGCACAAGAGCAAGGCATCTTTGTGGTGCTGATTGACAGTGAAAACGCACTTGACGAAGACTGGCTCAAAGCCTTGGGTGTGGACACCAGCGAAAGTAAACTGCTCAAGTTGAGTATGGCCATGATTGACGATGTTGCCAAGACTATTAGTACATTCATGAGCGATTACAAAGCCCTGCCCGAAGGCGAGCGTCCCAAGGTCATGTTTGTAATTGACTCACTGGGCATGCTGTTGACTCCCACAGACGTGAACCAGTTTGATGCAGGCGAAATGAAAGGTGATCTGGGCCGTAAGCCTAAGGCACTGACAGCATTGGTTCGTAACTGTGTGAACATGTTTGGTAGTTACAATGTGGGCTTGGTTTGTACCAACCACACATACGCCAGCCAAGACATGTTTGACCCTGATGATAAAATCTCCGGCGGTCAAGGTTTCATTTACGCCAGCTCAATTGTTGTGGCCATGAAGAAGATGAAGCTGAAAGAGGATGAGGACGGCAACAAAGTGAGTGACGTCAACGGTATTCGTGCAGGCTGTAAAGTTATGAAAACCCGCTATGCCAAACCCTTTGAAGGCGTACAGGTCAAGATTCCTTACACCACAGGTATGAGTCCTTACAGTGGCCTAGTGGACTTGATTGAGAAAAAAGAAATGCTCAAGCGTGAAGGCAACAGCCTGGTGTTTACCACCAGCGAAGGCGAGATCATCAAGAAGTTCCGTAAAGCATGGGAAAAGAATGATGATGGGTGCTTGGACAAGGTCATGATTGACTTCAAGAACATCAAAACTGAGGTAAGTACAGCCGACGCAACGGAGGAATAAAATGTCAGCAGAAGTAGCAAGCGAAATTTGGGGCGAACTAAAGCGATACGTCAACGTGGTAGATCGTATAGATGCTGCCGAAAGCATTGTGTCTATCCTGATTGATCATGATCATGACGTTGAAGAAATCCGGGAAGCCTTCAAAGGTGATTCAGACATCAAGAAAGCCCTGACTGCATATTTGGACAATGACAAAGACTATGCAGAAGAAGAAGAAGAAGAAGAGTTTGATGACGAGGACAACTACAACAAAGAAGATGACTACTGATGTGGTACAGTAAAGTAGTCGCTGATCTTGGCAACATACCTGATTTCATTGCACACTTTGAGTCAGAACTCACAGATGCCAAGCGTGACTGCAAAATTGGCGGCCTGGTAGAAAAGAACATCACTGCCTTGCCGGGCATAACTGAACACAGGTTCAATCAGCTGCAAGAGATTGAAGCTGTGTTGAACTATCTCAACATCCAACTGCGCAAGATACGTACCCGGCACTTCAAGAAGTATTTGGAAGGCTATGCTCGTGCGCTCACAGCACGTGATGCTGAAAAGTATGTGGACGGTGAAGAAGAAGTTGTGGACTTTGAAACCATCATCAACGAAGTGGCATTACTACGCAATCGTTGGCTGGGCATCATGAAGGGCTTGGATACCAAGCAGTGGCAAATGGGTCACGTGGTGCGACTGCGCACAGCAGGTATGGAAGATATCACAGTTTAATAAACTAAATACATTATGACACAAAAAGACCCTTTAAACAACTACATAGACAATCCAGACAAAGGAGCACACGACTCTGCTGCTTGGGCCCAAAAATGGACTAAAGAAAGATACACTGCTAAAAAACGAGCCAATTTTGAGACAGTTGACGCTTATTTGTCGCAGCCTGTTGGCAAGCTATTGGACATTGGTTGCGGATTTGCCCACGAATCTCGCAGTTTTGCAGAAAAGTACGGTACAGAGTTGTGGTTACTGGATGGTGATCAACAACAAAATAGTAACAAACCTGAGTCTGCTTCTTATGGCAATTGGAACACAACGTCAGATAACTTGTATTTTTATCATACTTTTGACTTTTTAAATGCCAAACTGCAAGAATTAGGCACAAAAAATTATCACTTGATCGATACCAACAACATCAATATTGATGAAAATATAAAATTTGATTTGATCACATCTTGGCTCAGCTGTGGACATCACTATCCTGTAAAGACATATATTGACTTGATGAAAAAACACTCACACAAAGACACACGTATTATATTGGATCTCAGAACCAAAGGAACGCCTACTAACTTTATAGGCGTAGATGGGTTTGAAATTGTTGACATAGTGTCAAGTCAGGGCAACAAACGTAGTACTGTGGAAATAAAACTGACTTGAAATGACTGATCGAGAACGCTGGCAACGAGATTTAGCAGAAATGGAATTCTTCTTGCTGATATTTTTCATTGCAGCTTGGACAGCTTTTTGGTGGTGCGTTGATCACATCGGTTAAATACCCGCATGAAAATTGTAATTGTTACAGGTGGGTTTGATCCACTGCATTCTGGGCACATAGCCTATTTCGAAGCTGCCCGGGCCTTGGGCGATAGACTTGTGGTTGGTATCAACAGCGATGCTTGGCTCACACGCAAAAAAGGTCGACCATTCATGCCTGCCACGGAACGTCGAGCCATCATTGAAAACTTACGCATGGTAGATCGTGTGATTGAGTTCAATGATGATGACAACACTGCTATAGATGCTATACGTGTTGCTCGTACATACTATACTGTGCCCAGAACCAAGTTTATCTTTGCCAATGGCGGAGACCGTACTGCCGACAATATACCTGAAATGGTGTTTGATGATGTGGACTTTCGCTTTGGTGTAGGTGGCGAGCACAAAATGAATTCAAGTTCGTGGATACTGACAGAATGGAAAACACCTCGAACTGATCGTGCCTGGGGCTACTATCGTGTGTTGCACGAAGTAGGTGCCAACACCAAACTCAAAGAACTCACTGTGATGCCTAAAACCTGCTTGAGCATGCAACGACATGACAGCCGTGCAGAGTTTTGGTTTGTGGCCGAAGGTGACGCCACAGTGTATACCTTGGATGAGGCATCAACTGATCAAGAAGTCAAGTGTCAACTGACCATGCATGAGCATACATTTATCAAAGTCAACGAATGGCATCAGTTGTGCAACGAAACTGATCAACCTTTGAAGTTGATTGAAATACAATACGGTGAACGCTGTGTTGAAGATGACATAGAACGTAAAAAATGAAACCAATTCCTGTGTTTGTGGGATACGATCCTAGAGAAGCCATTGCATATCACACATGTGTGAATTCGATTATCAGACATGCCAGTCAGCCGGTGGCAATTATTCCTGTGGCACTGAACTTGTTCAAGGACTACGACGAAACACACACTGATGGCAGCAATCAGTTTATCTACAGTCGCTTTCTTGTGCCACATTTAATGGACTACTCAGGTTGGGCCATATTCATTGACGGTGACATGATCTTGCGTGACGACATTGTAAAACTGTGGGAGTTGCAAAATCTTGCCAAAGACGTCATGGTGGTCAAACACGATTATAAAACACGCATGACTGAAAAATATCTTGGCAGCCGGAACGAAGACTATCCACGCAAAAACTGGTCAAGTGTGATCTTATGGAACTGCAACAGTTTCCCCAATCGTAAACTAACTCCTGAGTTTGTGCAAAAGTCAACAGGTGCAGAACTGCATAGGTTTACCTGGTTGGACGATGAGCGTATTGGTGAACTGCCCCCGGAGTGGAACTGGTTGGATGTTGAATACAACCACAACCCCAATGCCAAACTGGTACACTACACCTTGGGTACACCTTGCTTTCATGAGTTTGCTGATGCAGGCGATTTTGCAGAAGACTGGCACAAGGAAAGACTATTAACTGACTACTGTCAGCAAAGAACATAACATGGAACAAGAACAAACCCCACTGCCTGAACAAGAACTAGATTTAGGGTTACCAGAACTAGAACAAGAACAAGAACAAGAACTTGCACCATTGCCTCAACATGAACTGGACATGGTGCCACCAGAACTGACAGAATTGTTTAGAGATTTGATCAAATATCGTGTGGACCCAGCAGGCGAATATTATGGGTTGAGCTTAGAAGCACTGACTGAAAAAATACGAGCCTTAGACAATCAGACTGTACATGCCATAGACAGTGAATATAGATATGAAAGGAAAGGTCACATGTATGATCCTATTTTGCAAAGTTTTGTTCAAGGCTGCGGCGGGCAAATTAGCACCTGGGCCAAGAGCCAAAGTGCAACGGTTCCAGCAGTGTTGCGTGGCATAACCAAACGCAAAGAAATGAACACATGTCGTGAAGCAGGACGAGATTTTTATTACATTGACACTGGATATTTTGGCAACGGCAAGAAAAAGCTCTATCACCGTATCACACGCAATGACGTTCAAAACGTTGGGCCGGTTATATCTCGACCTAGAGACAGGCTGGCGGCCACTGGCTGGCAACCCAAGAAATTCACTCGCGGCAGTAAAATTTTGTTGGCACCTCCCAGCCAGAAGCTGCTGAATCTCTATGACATCAATTTGGACACCTGGCTAGAATCAGTACAAGCAGAAATCAATGCCCACACTGATCGAGAAGTTGTTGTGAGACGCAAACAAAGTCGCAGTGTGCGTGTAAATCAAGACACTATGGAAATGGCTCTGAGCGATGACATACATTGTTTGATAACATTTTCAAGCATTGCTGCCACCGAAGCATTGTTGTTTGGTAAACCAGCCATAACACTAGGGCCTAATGCTGCTCAAAGTTTGTGCAGTCGATCAGTGTCAGCCATTGAAAATCTCAACATACCCACCATGGACGAAGTTGAAGAATGGGCAGCGCATTTGGCCTATTGTCAGTTCACTGAACAAGACATGAGAAATGGCACTGCCTGGAGAATACTGAATGACCACTGACTGCACAGTTTACGTAAGCAGTGTGGCCAATCCACGAAAGCATCCACGTAAAATTTCTTGTTTGGAAAATTTTGCACAGGGTGTGGCGGCTACAGGCGACACTGTGATCACAGAATGGGACACGCAGTATAGGCCCAGTCGATTGGCTGTGATACTGGGATGGGCCACCACCAACACCGGCGGACCCAACATAACCTTACGCAAACAAATTATTGCCGAACAACAAAGCAGAGGCTGGCACACTTTGTGCATTGATGCTTCATGTTGGAAATATCTTGACAATGCTGGCACCTATCTAAGATACAGTTTGAATGGTCCATTTTATGATCGTGCTGAATATGCCAATGCCAACAGCACAGCGCACAAATGGCAAGAAATCAGTGCCGCAGTGGGAGTAGGTATGATGCCGTACAACAGTGCAAAAAACGGCCATGTGTTGATTTGCATGCAACGTGATGGCGGCTTTGCAATGAAAAGTCTGCAGCCCATGGCATGGCTGGCAGAAAAAATCTCACAGATTCGTCAAGTGTCCAACAGAACAATCTACATAAGACCACATCCAGGGGACTATCGAGCTGGAGATTTTGATCCATTTCGCCGTACCAAATATTTTCAAAAAATGAATGTGCATGTGCTAGACTGTGTGAACACATCATTGTTGAACAATCTTTCAGGAGCTCACAGTGCTGTATTTTTCAACAGCAGCGCCAGCGTGGCTGCGGTGTTACAAGGTATTCCTGTGTTTGTGGATGACCAAAGTTGTGTGAGTTGGCAAGTGGCCAATCATGACATCAACAACATAGAAAATCCCAAACAGTTTGAACGCGAGCAGTGGTTGTATGATTTGTCTTCAGCACACTGGAGTGACGAAGACGGCCGCACTGGTAGAATCTACCAGAAATTCTTGCCGTTTATAAAAAAATAATTAGGGTTTTTTGACCAAGACCACGTCGTAATTGTGACCCACCACATGCGACCATTTGTGACGTTCATCTACCACGCTTACAGTTTCTTTGGCAATTGACACCTGCATGTGAGTCAGCAGTTGTTGTCTCCACCAGTCAGGATGCTGCACAATGAGATGACAATTGCGCCCATCAGGCAAGAACTTTTTGGCTGGATAACAAGCAATACGAAAACAAGCCCCCATCTGCATGACTGAATTTATTTTGATCAGCGTTTCTGTCAGGTGCTGAGGTTCTATGTGTTCTATGGCATCTGTGCTGATCACAGCATCCACCAACTGCCCAGTCCAGTGTTGATATTCAGGCACACCTGGATCATACCCAGTGGTTTTTATGTCAGGATGTTCTTGATTGATCACTGACATCAGTCCACCTTGGCTGCAACCAAAATCCAACACAGTGGCTGGCCGGTAAGTGCGTAGAAAATCTTTTACTATGCCATAGGTTTTTCGACCTCGATCAAAACGATTTTGACCATGCAATTCGCGAAGTTGTAATTGGTATGCTGGATCTATCATGACCATCCCAATATCACATCGGCTCTGACACGACCCAGTTCTTTGGCTCCCCAGGATATCAACGTGGCTATGGCTCGGTCATAAAACACATGACCCACATCCTTGTGTTTTTTGTCCTCTACCACCATGATGGGACGGTCTCTGGTTAGTGTTTGCTTGCCGCCTTGGATGATTTGATATTCGTACCCTTCACAGTCAATTTTTATATAGTCCACTTTGGGACGATCGATGGTTTCCATGTATTCATCCAGGGTCATCATTTGTATTTGTCCTTGCCCCATGGTTTGTGTGTTCACATGACTGTGACCTGAATTGTCTTTCTCAATTACCATGTCAATCCAAGAGCTTTCGGCTCCCAACGCACAATTGACCACCGTGAGATTTTTGTCGGGTACATTGCGGGTCAAGCATTCGCGAAACTGTTTGACAGGCTCCACAGCTACCACTGTGTCAAACTCTTTGCACAAGTCCCGTGACCATAAACCAACGTTGGCACCAATATCCAATGCCAGTCCTTGTTGTTTGCAAAACTTCATACTCAGCTGCCTCACAGCCACTTGATACTCAGGGGGAAGCCCTTTGCTGACACTTTTTTCTAACATTTTTGGGAAATGAGTTTCTCCATCTGGAAACCACCATTCGTGACTTTGATACATATTGTTCCTTAAAGAATTTTTATTTCTTGCCTATTTATTGATCTATTTTGCCCGGCATCAGCTCTTCGGTTTGTTTCAATATCTTTAGAGCAGTGCCGTTTTTTAACTCGTCAATGTGAAACTGTCCATAGGCTAGATGATGTGCCCAGGCCAGTCTGGCGTCGTGGTCGGGAAACCAAGGGTCGTCTATGCGATCAAGACTGACATTGGCCATGGGACGAGCAGCATTGCACGGAGCCAACACAAACACAGGCACGCCGGCAATCACACTTTCGGTGGCAGCTATGGAATTGAATGTGACCACAGCATGCACATCTTGCAAAGCATGTTCCACTGTGTTGGTTTTACGACTAGTACGACTGCGAGCACGATCACGAATTTCTATGGGTCTATCAGTAAATGTCTTGATGGTATCTGTGGCTTGTTGCAGCCATGCAGCCAATTCAATGCCGTAAAACACACAGGGTTTTTCATCTGGTGCCACAATTAGAATCTTGCTGCCACGACGTCGGGCATGTAGTTCAATACCCAGTCGATTCCAACGATCACTGGGTCTGGGCAGCACAGTGTTGTGTTGTAGGTCATTGTCCACTATGCGATGCCAGTGTTTCCAACCGTGCGGATTTCGATAACTGGGACGATTGCCCAGATAACCAGAATCCATGTATCTGAATCTGCGACTGTCTTGCCAACACTGTTTGATGATCTTGTGTTTCATGATGCCACGCAACACCAAAGGATCCTTGCTAGATTCGTACTGCCAGGTTTCCAACTCAGTGGGCTGTGTGCCGGCACCTTGAGCCAACAAATCCATGTACTCATCCTCGCCTTTTTTGCTGAGATATATCCAGTTGGTCATTTGATGTTGCGCCAGTAACTTTCAGACCTGGGAGTTTTAAAATCTTTGGCCCAACTTTGCCCACTGGTTTTTCTTGCACCTTTGAGATGATCCAGCCAACGCCCCCATTCGCAGTTGACCAAAGGATGGCCTTCGCCAGTGATCATGTGTCCGGTCCAGTCTAATTCTTTCAACGTACATTGTTTTCTTACAGCATCAAACACAAAACTGTCATGCCATTCAATCAATGTAAAAATTCCTGTTTCGGCTTGATCATACATGCGTTGAAATTTTTGTAAAAAATCTTGTGTGGCAGGCGACCGCAAGTTCATGCCGTACAGTCCACATTCGCTGAATTTGTTCGCACGACCCAAAAAACACAAATCACGATCCGCGGGCAACATACGGTCAAGATCTTGTTCGGTTATGGCAGTATGACACACCATGTCAGCATCCATCCATATCAACCAATCTGCATTAGTCTTTTTGGCAGCGGCCATGATGCTGTAAACTTTGTGACTGAATCTTATGGCATGCCATTTGAATGGTTTGTGTGCATCACGGCGTTTGGGATCTGGACTTTGTCCATTGGCCCTGGGATCCAGATGATAACGTTGTTTGAATGCCACCAATTCAGAACTGGCAGTGTGCAAATCAATTACCTGCAGGTTGCTGGCTTGAGTTGGTACTGCGCAATCTTCAGCATACACCAACAGTTCAACTGTGTTGGGCCAGGCGTCCAAAAAAGTTCGAATCATTCGCCGACCATAAGTCTTGTAACCTTCGGCGTTGAAAGTGGTAACTACAGTGTATTTCATAAGCGTATTTACAGTGATCAAAAGCATAGCCTATTTTCCTGCCCAGTGTGCATTGAACAGCAAGCCAGTGATGAGTGCATTCTTGGATTGCTGTCAAGCCGCGGGTATACAAACACAAGAGAATTCAATGACTGCTGATGCCGCGGTGATTTGGTCAGTGTTATGGCATGGTCGAATGCGGCCCAATCAAGGGGTATACGAGCACTATCGCAGTCAGAACAAACCTGTGATTGTGATAGATATTGGTGCGTTGTATCGTGGACAAACTTGGAAATTGGCAATTAATCACATTACCAGAGATGGATATTACGGACATGAGCACAATTTAGATCTGGGACGGCCCAAGCAGTTGCAAATAAGTTTGGCCACTCAAGTCAATCCACGACCAGAAATCATCATTGCCGCACAACACAAGAACAGCCTGCAAGTTGCTGGCATAGGCAGCATGGAAGAGTGGGTGCTGATGCAGATTCAACAACTACGCAACTCAACTGATCGTCCCATATGCATACGAGCACATCCACGAAGCCCACTGCGCATGCCATACATGCCTGCAGGAACCACAATGGAAGTTGCTAGACCCGTGGCCAACACTTATGACAGTTTTGACATGCACTTCAACTGTCATGCTGTGGTAAATCACAACTCAGGACCAGGCATACAAGCAGGCATTGCAGGATGTAGGCCCATTGTGGCACACAGCAGCCTGGCATATCCTGTGGCAGTGGGTATGCCTGACATTGAACAACCTTACAATATAGATAGAGAACTATGGCTAGCAAAGATATGCCATACTGAATACACTGTGGAAGAACTAAGAGAAGGACTATGGCTAAAAAGAATCGAGCCCGCACTGTTGACAGCATAACTGATTGTGCTTGTGTGATACACGGCACAGGATACGATTGGCAATATGTGGAAAAACTCTACAACATGCTGAGCCGTAATTTGCCCAACGGCATACGTTTTCATGTGTACACTGAAGCCACAAGACCTGTGCCCGATCACATGATAAAACATGCACTGCAAGAATGGCCAGGCATTGCAGGACCCAAACGCGAGTGGTGGTACAAGATGCAGTTGTTCAATCCTGAGCACTATTCGGGCAATTTGTTGTACATGGACTTGGACGTGGTCATTATTGATGATGTGTCTTGGATTCCGTGCTTGCACACTGATTATTTTTGGACCATAAAAGACTTTAGATATCTACAGAAAT